GCTAAGATTCTTAAAGAATCTTAGCTCGGTTTCGATCAAACCTGGCTGAGTTATATTTTTTCTGACAAGATTTGCACATATTTTGGTACCCGTCTGCATATCGACTATCCTTAACAAAGTTTTGTTTAGGCTGCGGGTTGTTTTCTGTGCAGTCTTTTCGTTTACATGTCTTCATATTAGTTCAGCGTACATTATCAATCTAGTATCTAGATTGCCTACCACTCTTGGTACTATTTTAGTCTCTCATGTTTTTATGAGAGTGTCAAGTACTACGCGTTACGGTGAGCCAGGACCTTTACTCCCTGCTTTACCTCGGGATTGGCGTTTCAGCGTCCCCCGATATTGGTTGGTTTTAGAAGGACCTAGTGTTAATCCTTCATGTATTCATTACTATCGGTATACAACTCTTTTACAATTTGTTATCGTGGGTTATTAACCCCCACTTCACTGGTTTCTTTTGTTATGCCAGTGTTCAGACTATCACATCAACATTTACGTTGTCTTCTCATTTAGTCGTTCACGGTGGCCTTAGCCTTCCGCCCTGTCACCTACTTCTAGGCTTCCAAGTCAATTAGAGAAAATTTAAACAGCTCTAAGACTGTATATAATTAAAAGTAAATCCTTTGTAGGATTTTAACCTACTGTTTGGATTTAATACTGCGTAAATGCCGTTTGCGGATATATTTAAATCCCTAGAGGCATCTACGACCAGTAAATAGGTTTTACCGTTTTGCTCACATTTAAAAGGCCTTGCAACGTCTTCGTATGCCGATCGTCGCCCTTTAACGAGCTTAGCTCTATGTTCAGGAGTTATAGTTCTAGAAGAATTATCCCTAGCAACTGCTGAGGATTTAATCTTTTCTAAAACTTCCGGTCTAGTCTCTTTGCGGCCTTTATTCCAGGCAACTTGTAGTCCTTTTTGACCTTTATTCCAAGGTTTTAATCCGTCTTTTTTACGAATTCCCCTAGATTCTCCTCCTAAGTTTATGTTATACTTAGGTTTGTATTTTGTTATGTAGTGCTTTTCAGCTTCGTCTAAATCGACTTGGTTATAATAAACGCTGTGCGTATTCCAAGAAAATTTATCTGCTCCATGCTTTCTTATAGCAGAGCCTATTACATAACCTTTACCCCGACGTGCGTTATACTCATGTTGAGAACGACGCTTGCCTAGTGTGAGCTTGGTTTGTCCTATATAAACTATTTCGTTGTTTAAAGTTACGAAATATATGATCATGGGTTTATCACTAAACATAATTTAATGTACCACTTTATTTTAATTATATCAATATTTAAGTTTAAGCTGCAATTTGGTTACTTGAATTTGCATATATTGCGGACATTTTATTTCCTTTAGACGTTGGTTATAACATTGGTTAGAACGTCATGATCCTAGGTCAGTTTTTGATAGTTTATACCTTACCGTAACACCATGCTGCAGTAAGTTTAAGCTATCGATTACTTGTTTAATTTTCCTTCAGCGGCTAATATAGCTCGATCCCTAGCACTTAAAGGTCTCGAGTTAGTCATATTAGACGTCAAGGTTTTCACTTGTTGCTGCTGAGTTTGACTCGTTAGCGTCTGTTGAGCAACTTTAGGTTGCAATTTCTGTTGAATTTTGTTAAGTCTTGCGAGTTTAATAGCTTCCTCAGCAAGATACTCTTCAACTTGAGCGGCGGCATCCTCAACGGTCAAAAGAATTCCGTCCTCATCAAAGGTTTTCGTAATCAATTCCACTACATCTCCAACACTTCCGGTTGCTTTAATCATCTCGAAGCTGGGATCTAATTGAACTAATCTGGAGACATCAGACTTAATCTGTTTTTCTGCTTGTTGTCGTTGTAAGTTCTGATTCTCTTCAAAGCTTTTCTTAGTGCTCTCAGTCTCACCCTTTAGAGCTTTAAGTTCTTCTCTCATTGCTCTTAATTCATTCTGAAGAGACATATTCTCTTGACTAGGACCGTTTACGGCGGCTTCCGTCAGTTGATCATAGGTTAATCCCATGTCTAAAAGAGTTCGAATTGGATCTTTTAGAAGATTATCTCTTGAGATATATTTGGATTCATCAATGGAGGGGGCGACAGGTTTAGCTTTTAACGCCTCTTCTTGGGCACGCAAAGCAGCTTCTTTCTGCTTTAGCTGTTGATCCCTAAGACGTAAGGCCTTATCTTTACGCGCTAAAACGGCGTATTGAGAACTAATCGGTTCTTCTGGTGCTTTTGATGCTTCGTTAGCAACAGGAACTTGGCTCTCATCTTTAGCGGATTGACCGGAATCTTGTTGTTTAGGCACAATAGCGGACATTTCTTCCGGTGCTACATTTGTTGGGTTTTGAACGGGAGCTTGCTGTGACTGTTGCGCTGTTAGCATCTGTATAGCTCTATCTCGGGCACTGACTTGCGCTATGGACTTTGCACCAGTTGGTTGTGTAATAGAAGGGGCTGCGATCGTTTCGACTTTCATGGTATCTCCTAAGTAATCAATTTGATTACAATTTCATTGCTTTATATGTCACAAAAACATATTAATTCTTGTGACATCGGTTTTGTTGTTGCTTCTTAATGAAAGAGCTGTACTAGCTCTAAAACTTATTGTGCGCCGCCTGGATTACCATTTGGTATTAAGGGAGATATCTATAGGTTAGATTCTTGTCTGATAATGGGTTACTGTTGAGATTGGATACCTACTTGTTGCGGAGGTGGTGCCGTCGTTGGCGCTGGTACACTTCCTGGAGATCCCGACGCCATAGCTGGCGTAGCCGGTTGTGCTGCTTGGGTCATCGTTTGTACTTGGCTGAAAAAATCTCTAAGCATCTGGCATCGATCTTCTTCTAACCTACAAGAGCTGTATAAATTATAGTACTGTACTACTAACTGAGACGCAAGCGATAAATCCATGAATGGATCTGGTGGGGTATATTCACCATCTTCTACAATCTTATCAAGTAACTGAAAGATTCTTTCCTCCGAAGCATTCGCTAATTTATCTATTTGTCCTAAGTCTGGGAAATCAAGTAATCGACGGCCTTCTTTAATATCAAGCATTCCACTCGCAATCATTTCAGTGATCTTTTGCATTCTGCCGGAAGGATCTTTCGGTAAACTAGATTGATTAAAGACTTGAATAACAAATGGGTCTTCTAACATCGTAACCTTTGGTAGGTCTATTTCTTTGGTTCCGTCTTTGTTAGGGTAAACTGTTTGATAACTGCCGGTTCGTTCTGCAATGTCTTTAGCAAGGTCAGTAATCGCGTAAGCAAGTTCGACAAAGATGTTATCGTATCGTTTTGAGAGCGCAGCCATTCGGTCTGTCGAGATATCATCGTAAGATCTAATGGCTTCTCCGGAGTTAAGACCCGCTGGCTTTTGGCTTGACGCCTGCATTGCAGACACGCCAGATTGCTGGTATCCGTAGTCGATGAGTCGTTGCAATTGTGCATATAACTCCTGTGGTACGGCGGGCGCTACTTCATACGAAGGTTTAATACCTCGGTATTCAATGATAGCTCCGACGTCGTTATTAAAAGCTGCTTTCGAAACTTTAGATCCTGCTTCGACGAATACTCTAGGGACACCGACTAACTTGATTGCTCGAGAGATGGTGAATAATAAGGAATTGATTTCTATCTGTGTTCCCATTAATTGCTCAGATAACCCTTGGCCCCAGAACCCCAGCAAACGTGGGGAGTATTGTATAAAGACGAAGGGAAATTTATCCTTTGTGTACTTTTCATCAAGAAGTATGCCAGAACTACACGCTGTAACATGCCGGCCATCTTTAGCGCCCGGGCCGCTAGGTAAATGCCAAGATTCAACAATCATTACTTGATCGGTAACTGTTTTTGATGATTCTGCTGAGTTATCCGGATATGCAGTTGCGGCATCTTCAACTATCTGTTTAGACCCGGTGAGGTCCTTTAACACATCTCTATCAACTAATTTCATTTGAAAGATTTGTCTAGGTTCACCGTAGATGCCATCATTGGAATCTATGAGTAATTCAGTACGTAGAACTCTGTCGAGGGCTACCTTATTATCTGCGGTTTCATAAACTTTAAGAATACCAGTTCCGGTAACACACGCGTCGCGTAAAGCAATGGCAGCTTTATCGTAAGCTTTAGTTTGATAAAATTCACCTAAGATGAAGTTGTTTAATTGTTTAGCTAATCTACGTTCTTTATAATCGCCGGCATCGGTCAAAAATACAGGGGCGGGTCGATTTTGACTGAGTCGAGAAACTAACGTATCAATACAGGATTGAACTAAATTAAAAGTAGGCCTATCAGCTGGTAAACCAGTCTGTTGATCCATCTTAGTGGTATTTGAACCAATAAAACTAAATAAGCTCATATTTCCATAGAGCCTAGCATAAATAGCTGTTTGTCGTTGAAGGTACTGTTGACTCTCTTTAAGATAAGCCGCGGTAGAAAGAACTTGGTTAGTCAGTTCTCTATCATTTTTCGCCGTCCACCACTTCCATACTCCCTTAAGCTGTGAATTGGGGTCTTTAGTGCTAAACGTAACGGTATTCTTAGGAGTAACTTTTGAAACCTTCATTGTTATTGTTCCGTACTTTCAGCAGCTCCGCCAACAGACCAAAAAAGCATTTCTTCGTCGGTTAGTTGTTGCGTTGAGAGACCAGGATCTACCACGGGTCCCGTTAACTGCGGTGCATTGCGTTTCTTATAGTTTGAAACTGGGGCATCATCAGCTAATGTAAACTCGTAATCGGCATTCTTAAAGTGCTTAATACCAGCTTTTCGGCAGGTATCAGCAAGCTTTTTGAGTTCTTTAGGGTTCATAATCCCCTCAATTAACTTCGTTGTTTATACTTCATCTTCTTTCGGATAGAGGAGACCATGTCGTGTGAATCCTCATCCGAAAGTTCGTCACCATGTTCATTTGAATCCATAGGTTGACGAGAAATTTGACTATCATCATAATAAGTCTTTTTACGTGCAGCTTTATAACTTAATTGATCTTCTTCATTTAAATGTTCATCGCTATTATCTTGAAGATCAACTTCCC